GTTGAAACCGGTGATGACGCCGCCGGCCTGCGTGAACGTGATCGCAAAGCCTGATCCGGCCCCTGTCGGATCAACCGCGTAGCCCGATGGATTCGTGTAGCCCTGCCCGCCATTGGCGAGATATCCGCCAGTGATGTTGCCTGGCCCGGCGGCCGCGGCCGCGGACAGCGCCGCCGCCGGCGTCGGCTGCGGCAGCGCCAAGCCTGCATCGATGCACCACGGATCCTCCGGCCCCCGCCAGAAATGATTGTCCATGCGCTCGATGAAGTAGGCCCACTGGCCGACGCCAACGATATAGCGCTTGACGACGAAATAGGGCGCGTCGACCGGCGGCTCGGTGGCGATCGCCACGCGCTGGAACAGGCCGTTGGTGTCGTGCCGGCCCCAGCCGGCGAGCTGCAGCTCCTTGTCGTAGGTGAGCGTCAGCGCCTTGCCGTCGTCGCGAACCGCCCAAACCATCTTCCACGGCGAGCGCGCCCACGCCCACGACACGATCTGGAACGTTTCGAACAGATGATTGGACAGCACCGACAGGTCGGTGCCGGAGTACACGTTGGCAAAAAAATTGTACTGGATGTCCCTCACCGTGTAGCCCAGCTCCTGCACGTACAGCGCATCGAAGCCTGCCGGAATCGGCGGGATGAGCGGGGAGAAGCCGTAGGCCTCCTGCGGCTGCGCGCTCTCGCTCGACGGCGTGAGCGGCGAGCCAGCCCCCGACGTGCCCGCCACCTGCCAGGCGTCGAGGCCGGTGGCGGTGATAAGCCCGCCCGGCCTCGGCAGCAGCCACTGCACGGTGTTCACCTGCTGGCCCCACGGCGTCATCGTGATGGCGTCGCTGTCGATCGGCGGGTTTGCCGCGTCCATGTTCGTGTAGGCGCCGGTCTGAGAGAAATAGAGAGTGTCGGGATTATTCAGCGTAGCCCCGTACACGCGCCGCGACTGGAAATACCCCGGCACCGATGGATAGGTGCCGGTCTGCGGCCCGATGTTGAGCGGTGCGGTCGCCGTCGCACCGCTCGGTGAATCTGAAAATGTGACGGTGTCGCCCGCCCGATAGTTCTGCCCCGCATTCTGGATGATCGCCGCGACGACGTTGCCCTGCACGACAACCGGCAGGATCACGGCATTCGATCCGGTCGCAGAGTGGATCGTCGCGGACGTGGTCGATTGTGTGAAGCTGCCCGGCTGCGGGATCGTGCCGACCGACAGGATCTGCCCGCGCGCGAAGGGATTCTCGTGCAGTGGCGGTGTGACGGTGAAGTCGGCGACAACGTTCTGGTCAACCCACTGCGTTCCGACTACCTCGCCAACGAAGCCGAAGGCGGAGCCGATAGGAACGCTTTGAGGCGCCGCAGCATTGCCGGCGCCGCTGTTCCAAATCGCAGCGGGCGCTTTGTACACATTGTAACTGGCGGCACCGGCGACCGGCGACCAGTTCACCGTGATCGAACCAGCCGTCAATCCGATATCGACCGATGCGCCGGCGGTCGTAGAATTCGGCGTGTAGGCGACCGGCGAGGCGACGCTCTCGTCGCCGTTCACGTCCACCGCGGTGACGCAGTAGGCGTACTGCGCGGCTGGGATGTAATGGTTACCCGTATCGGCGGCCGCGACGGTTGTAGACGGCGTCGCCGTGCATTGCGCTGGCGCAGCGATCGCCGACGCGAACACCGTCGGCACAAAATTCCAATTGTTCGCTGCGAGCCTCGAAAGATCGGCCGGCGGATACTCCGCGCTGGTCGCCTGGTTGACGCAACACAGCGTCATGACGTCGGCGCTCTGCACTACCTTGAGAGATGGCAAATCGGCGAGCGCGTAGGGCACCTGCGTGTTCGTATAGATGCGCGCGAAGGAACCGCCCGAGGAATAGGCGCCGTACTGAAGCGCATTCACCGGCCTGCCGAACGTGTCGGCAAGCGTGAAACTCACGCCCGGCACTACGTTCTGCGCGATGTAGGTGCGGGCATTTAGCTGCGTCATGCCGGCGAAGTTGTTGCCGAAAACCCAGTCGCCGTTGTTGAAGTTGTGCCCCGGCACGCTGACCATGCAGGGATTCGCCTGCGTCGCGCCAGTGGCCGCGAAAGGCGACTCGGTGACATAGGCGCCGTTGGCGATGACGCGCATGTAGGGCCCGGCGGGACCAGCCCCGAATTCCAGGACGAACGACTGAAAGATGTTGAACTGAAACCGGAGGATGACGGGCGGGATCGAGGTCAGCGACGCCGGCGTCAGCGACATTCCGACGAACATGAGGCCCGCCCGCGACGACGCCGGCCCCCGGTAGGAGACAAAGCAATTTCGCAGCACGCTGCAGCCCATATGCAGCATAGGCGCGTCGACGCGGCCCCATACGCTCGGCGCGATCTCGCCGGCGGAGAAAGCCGATTTTATGAGCGTCGCGGTCATCGCGCTAAGATCAGTCGAGGAAATCTATGGAGTTTGCGTCGATGCCCATTGCATCGAGGTGAGCACTATCCTCGACGAGCCGCATTTGGGATGCGTTACCGCTCTGCTCTGCAAAGACCTTGTCAACGATGACAAAGCTATTCGCGCCCGCAATCCACCATTCGGTCTGGTAGGCTTCGACGGGATTGCCCTCTCTGTCATAGGCGACGCGAAGGTCGCCCCAATCCCGCATCAGAAGTGTGACAGGCCGACCATCCTTGCGCTTGGCGGAAGCCCGGCGCAGGGGCGGCGTGACGTAAGTGTACGTCACCTTGCCGGGCATAATCTGGGATGGGATGGCGGCGTCCGCGCGCATGATCGGCGGTTGCAACATTCTCTCACTTTCCAGCGTCGTCATCAGTAGGTCACTCCATCAGGCATCGCGATCGACTGCCAGCCCGCGATGTATGGCTGCCCCGCAGAGAACCCGTCGCCCCACCCGGCGCCGGTGTTGCGCACGTTCATCCAGTCCACCGGCACGTCGCCTGAAGTGATGCCCTCGTTGCCGTCGCTCATGCGGGCGGCGTTAATCAGGCCCACGGCCAGTCCTACGCGCACCTACATCATGTCCAGCTTGCCGGTGACGGGCATCGTGAACCATGCGGCCAGCGTACCGATCACGGCGTTCTGCAGGCTTGCGTCCCAAAGGTCTATGTTGTTGATGCGGCCTGTGTAGACGCCATCGGGGTTGCGGGCGTTGGTGAGGATGACCTTGATCTGGTTCCCGTTCGCGTCGGTGTCGATCGCCGGCACGAACGGCACGGCGGTGTTCACGAGCGGCCGTTCGATGAAGCCGAGATTGGTCATGATCGGGACCGCCGCCGTCTGCGGGGTCGGCTTCGGCGCAACGAAGCGCATCAAGAGGCAGTCGGGCGGATAGAGGTACTCGTACATCCACGGCAGCGGCGGCAAGGGCAGGGTGGTCCCGGCCGGGTTCTCCGGCGTGCCACGGGCAGCACGCAACAGCGTCAACGGATTCTGTATGCGCGCTGAATTCCAGTGCGCGGCGCGGAACACCGCGTCGACCTGGGTCTGGTAAAGCTCCGATGCAACCTCGGCCGCCTTGTTGTTTGGCGGCGACGCCGGGTTGATACCGGTAATGCTGGTGCGGGCGCTGATCTGGCCGAGCGCGATGTTGCAAAGGTTGACGGGCGAGGTCACGGCCGGTCAGCGCACCGCGTAGAAGAGGACGTTGACCGTGATCGAGCCGGTCGTAGGGATGATCTGGAAATTCGAGAGAGGGTTCGTCGTGATCGTGACGGCCTGGTTGGCCGCGATCTGCATGCCGACCGTTGCGCTGGGCGCGGTGCCGTCATCACGGTAATTCGCGCTTGCGGATGGCTGCACGATCGCAAGGACCGGCCCTAGCGTGCCGGCGGGCGCGGCCGGGATGCCGCCGGCACACGCCGTCAAGGCGGTCGAGGCCGAGATGGAGGTGAGCTGGCAGTAGCCGAGCGAAACCAGCGGCGACTGCAGCGTCCAGACCTTTTGCGGCAGCTGCTGCGCCGCCGCGCCGGCGAGCGGCGCGAGCGACAGCGCGGCCGCGGCGATCGCCGCCCTCAACATGCCCCGCATCATTTGGCCTCCTGCGTCGCCGGCTTCACCCACGTCTTGCCGTCCCAAACCTCATAAAGCGGCTCGTCCACGTAGTCCGGCACGATCCGGCTGGCGTCGTTCTTGATGTCGAGCCGCTCGTGGCGGTCTACGACGGTCTGATGGGGGCCACGCTCGCCGTCGGCGAGATAGAACTCATGACCTGGTTCACACAGCGCACCGTTCATCTGGGCGCGGACCAGTAGGCGGCAGCGCTGCATCATGGCCGCGGTCCCGCTTCCCGCGTGTCATCGTATTCGGCCATGCTCTGACCGTAGAAGCGCTTACGGCGCGCGGCCGACTCTTCGATTGCGTCTTGCACGGCGCTCTCTTCCTCGTGGGGCAGCATTTCCACGATTTGGAGTTCAACCCGGCGCTTGCCCGTCACCGGATCCTGGCTGGCGCAGGTCACGGCGGCTGCGGCGAAGAATTCCAGCACATCGCCGGGCTTTGGCGTCTCGCCGTCGAGACCAAGGGCGGCGAGCGTCCCGTCATCGAAAGAGAGGCAGCAGCCGTAAGGATATTCGACGGCGGGCTGCTGGGGCGGCGCCGGTCCGTCAATGGGCATTGGCTCGGGCGGCTTGCGCGCGAGGCTCACCATCTTCCCGTGCGGCCATGCCGCTTCGCTGCCGTAGTACCTCGGCATCGGCTGCACCTCCTATGCTGCGTTGGTGCCAGCGACACCCGCGGCCGTCCCCGCCGCCGCGCCAGGCGCTGCCGTGTTCATCGCGCCCGCCGCCGGTGGCGCGCCGGTGTCGCCTTCGCCCGGCGCATTGGCGAGCTCGTCGTTGTGGCGCGCGGCGAGCGCCTGCAGCTCCTCCTCGTGCTGCTTGTGCAGGGCGTCGCGGGCCTTCTGATGTCGCCCGTGCGTCTCCGCGCGCTCGGCGGCGTGGCGCTCGTGGATGCCCGCCGGCTTGTGGCCGTCGCCGCCGTCTTTCTTACCGTCTTTGCCGTACCAGTTGGCCTTGGCCATCGATCATTTCTCCTTGCCGTACCATTTCCGCTTCACCTGCTTGCGCTTGAAGCGGATGCACCACCCGTTCGGGCTGATGTCGCCGGCGACGCCTTCACAGGCGTGCGGCGGCAGGAAGTGGACACAGTCAGCGCAGTGCTCGCCGTCCTTGGGCGTTTCCTGATAGCGGACGGATCGTTTCGAGCGCTTGCGCGTCGCCTGCGCCATCACTTTCCGTCGTACCAGCGCTCGCCGCGGGATTTCGTTTCCTTCGCGGCAGCGCCAGGTGCCCGCTTGTTCGCCGTCGCGATGGCGATGCCTTCTGGAACGCCTTCATTCACCATGGCGGTCGCCATTTGGGCAGCCTTGGTGGCAGCCTTGCCCTTCAGCTTGTGGTTACGCTTCGCGGCGAAGCTTTTGCCGGTCCAGGGCATCGGGAAAAATCAGCGCAGCCGATACCACTTGTTGCCGCCCGTTGTGGTGTATTGCCACTCGACGCTACTGCCAGCACCAAGCGCTGCAGTCGAAGCAGTGCCGACAAGAGTCGATCCGTCCGTGGTAGCGACCGTGACGCCAGTGCCGGTAAACGCTGCACCGCCGTTGACGATTTCGAGCATTTGCCCGTCGGGCGGATTCGCAGGCAAATTCAGGGTGACCGCGGAAGGCGCTGCCGTGAAAATATAGCGATTGGCCGCTAGCGTGCCCGTGACGGTGGTCGTTGTTGCCGTGCTGATCGCATAGCCGGTGGTATTTCGGACGGTATTGGCCGTGACCACGTTTACCAGTGGCGACGGCTGACCATTCGGCTGGAAGTCCTGAATCGTAATCAGCTCATTGCCCTGGAGGCTCGGCACGAGAAAGCCCAGGCCTTGCGCCCAGACATATCCGATGGCACCGACCGCCAAGCCGCCAGCCAGCAGCGCAGCAACGCGAAGCTTTTTCATAGTATTGCCTCTCGAATGGAGAAAACCGGACGGCCTTATCGGCCGCCCGGAATGTTCATCGCCGGCGCTTGCGCGCGCCTGGTCGTCGGCCCCTGGCTGAAGGCAGGGATCGCTGTGGCGAACCGGGTCTCGCCCGGCAGCCGCTGGCTCATGTCGGCGAGCTTCGCCCCGAGGATCGGCGGCGCCTGCGTGCGGGGGCCGCGCACGAAGTTGTGCCCGATCGGCGGCAGATCGCGCGCCTCAAGCCCCTCGCGCCTGAGCTTCAGCTTGGTGGCAAGATCGACCACGGCGCGCTGCCACTCAATCTTGTTGAGCTTGGTGTGCTCGGGATCGGCGGCGAGCATCTGCGCCGCCTCCGCCATGTCGCCCACGTCGATCGGCGCGCGGTGTTCGGGCAGCCGGCGCAGCCACTTCACGTACATGATCGCGGCCGCGCGATTGAGCGGCTCCATGTGCATGTTCGGCACCGCGCCGGTGACGACGACGCTGCTCTCCTCGTACAGCGTCACCTCGCGGCCGCTGCCGAGGAAGCAATCGGCGCGGCACAGGTAGCAGGGGTCGCGCTCCTGCACGATCGAGTTATCGTCGTGCCGCATCGCGAACACCTCGGGCAGCACCTCGAATTCGGTGCCGGCGAGCAGCTCCGCATCTGCGTTGCGCTTCTTTGCCTCGCTCTTCGGTTCGTCGCTCATGTCAGATCCCCGTTACCGCCGCAGTGATGCCGGCGCCGGCGACGGCCAGCCGGTGCTCCTCCGCGTGCCGCTCCATCAGCTCGCGGTGCTCGCGAGCATGGCGCGCCAGCAGGTCGGCATGCTCCGTGCCGTGACGAGAGGCACGCTCGTCGTGCGTCTCGGGCGGCTCGGCTGCGCCAAGCCCGACCCATTCGGCGAGGCGCCGCGTGACCAGGTCGCGGGCGTGCCGATAGGTCACGACATGCGGACTGGCCGCAGCCTGCGCTTCGTTCTCGGTCACGCCCAGCACGGCGCCTTGCGCGTGCGAGGCGTGCGTCTCACCGAGAAGGCGGATGTGATGCCTGAAGCTCATGCTGCCGTTCCTCAGAAGTTTGCCGGATACTGACCAAGCGTCGCCTGTGCGCTGGTCTCTCCGAGGTTGATGTAGGAGGTGATCGAGAGGCCGGTGAACGGCCCACCGACGACCACGTAGTTGAGGTTGATGAACCGCGGCAGGCCCAAGCCTTCCTGGCGGCGCGGGAAGTCGAACGCGAACAGGCGTCGCGAGGCGATGATGGACGCGAGCGGGATCGCCTGCGTCTGGATGTACGGCGTGAACGTCAGGCCGCTGACGTTGCCGTTGCCGTTGTCGACCGCGCCCTGCAGCTGAACCGTCAGCGACGTGCCGGCGGCCGGCGTGCCGGCGCCGGTGAAGCCCACCACCTGCGGCGTGCCCATGCCGCGGCCGAGGCCGAGGTCCTCGCCGAAGAACTGCGCGTTGCCGATGGTCGAATTCACCGATCCAGCGGGGTAGGCGCCGGGAGTGCCGCCGGCGGTCAGCAGCGAGAGGCCCTGCAGGATGTCGTAGGTGTTCGTGGACGGCGCCGTCGCCGTCACGTTCTGAGCGCTCGACAGGACGAGGTTCTGATCGTTGAGCATCGGTGCGAGCCTCCCTTACACCACGCGCGCTTCGGTATTCAGGAGCGAGTCCTGCACACCGATCGGCACGTTGCGCCAGTTGACGATGGGCCGGCCGGCGTAGTCGGTCGGCGAGAGCAGCACATTCTTGTCGCGGATCGCCTGCACGTCCATTGCTGCCCGAACGGTACGGTCGCAGTAGAGTTTCAGGCGCACCGCCGGGGCCATGCGGTTCGGCGCGTCGGTCTTGGTGATGCCGCTGACCGTGCGGCCCGCGGTCGGCAGACGCACGATCGCGCGCGCGAGGATCGCGAAGAGATCCGGCGGCGTCGCGCCCAAGAGGCCCGCCGTCGTCGTGTCGATGTTGCAGAGACGGACGATGTAGCGCCAGTCTTCGACGACAAGGCCGAGCTGCCACTGGAACAGCGATGTATAAGCCTCGAAGCGCTGCTGGTTGACGTCGAAGCCGGGCACCACATCGCCCTTGTCTTCGAATACCAGGCCGCCCTTGCTGCCTTGCGGATAGATGCCGTAGCAGGTGTTCTCGCCCCACCCGATCATCCAGATCGAGGCGTTCGAGCTGCCGGTGCCGCCGCAATCGAACACGTTGACCGCGTTCTGCGCGTTGGCGATCGACACCGTGTTGAAGTACGGCGCGAACCCGGTGAACTGCTCCGGCGTGGTCCAGGAGTTGCCATACGGCAGCGTCGTTGACTGCTGCTGCGAAAGGCCCTCCATATGCGAGATGTCTTCCTTCTCGCGCAGGACAGACTCCTGCCCGCCGAGGCGGCACATCTCCTTGTCGATCTGCGAGTAGTCCCGCAGGAGCGACATGCCGAACTCAAGCTGCGCCCGGTTCGACTTCGAATAGGGAGTCCCCTGGTAGTAGCGGATGTACGCGCCCTTGGGCAGCGAGGTCCGCACCGTGGTGACATGCGAGGTGAGGCCGTTCGCCATCACCAACGGCATGTCGTCGACCATCTCATTGCACTGAGACAGCAGCTCCGCCATGTCGGCGATCTTGCCACCGGGATCGAAGTGACGCCCGATGTCGAGCAACGTAAGAAAAGCCATCCATCGACTCCGGCGCCCGAAGGCGCGCGCAGAGTCAGATCATGCGATCCCCATGGCGGCGGGGAGGTTCAGCTACCTGGTCGGTTGAGGCTCTTGTCGTACCAGCCTCGATTGCCCGGGCCTTTGGCCGGCGTGTCTTTCGGGTTGCCTACGACGATCGAGTCCTCGAACACGTTGAGCCGCTTGCCGAGGGTGTGAAGAAGCCGGACAAACGGAGGATAGTTGCCCATCCCGTTGAGGTCCGTGTGCTTGAGCAGCGCGACGGAATCCTCAGGAGATAGAAACTCCTCAATCACCGCCTTCGCCATCGACAGCGAGGTGTTAAGCCTGTTGCCGCCCAGCTCGGGATCCTTGCGGAGCTGGTCTTTCCAGCCAGCGTTGAGGTCGTCCCAGACCTTGCGCTGGTGTTTGGCCATCCCATCCGCAACGCGCGCGATCTCCTTCTGATGGAGGTCGAGCAATCCCTGGCCGCGATCCTTGCCGGCAAGCTCCCCATTGTTGAGCAAATCAACGAATGCTTTGCCTGCCTCGGCATCGAGCGCGATACCGTCGGGCAACTTCAGGTCTTCGAGGCTCACCTGCGCCGGGGGCACATTGGCCGTGGCGTCCTTCGCGGCCGGGTCTGTCGCTGCGTCTGCCTTGCCTTCCGTCTTGCCGGGATCATCCGGCTTCGCGGATTGCTCCCCGGCCTTTTGACCGTCGGGAGAATCGACCGCTTTGGCGTCGGGCTTCGCTTCTGCAGCCGGTGCCGGCTGATCGGGGGATTTCCCCGCCGCCGAACTGAGCAGGCTCGGCGATGATTCAGAGCTAGTCGATTCTCCGCCGGCCGTCGAGGCTGCTGTGGAGTCGGCTAAAGCGGCGGCTTCCGCCGGCGCGGGCGTCACGGCTGCGGCGTCGGCCGCGCCGGCTGCTGCAGCGCCTGGCGCATCGCCTGCGGGCGCGGCCGGTCCCGCGCTGGTCACGTCATTCATGTTAGAACATGGCCTCTTGTTTCGGCGGCTTTGGCGTTGCGGAGAAGAGCTCGGGCCGCTTCAATGCGTCCTCAATGCGCCTGCGGGCAATGTCGAAGTAGGATTGTTCGATCTCTATGCCGACAAACTTGCGCCGCAGCTGAACGGCCGCGACGCCGGTCGTTCCCGATCCCATGAAAGGATCCAGGATGACGCGCCAGTCGTCCCGCGTGCGCAGCAGTTCCTTCATGAGTTCGACCGGCTTGCCGGTGACGTGCTCCTTCTCCTTCGCGACGATCGGAACGTGGATGTATCCGACCTGCGCGAAGCCAGGCGCGTCTGCGCCGACATCAAGCGGCCCCGCGGAGCCGGTGACGACGTATTCGACCTGCGCGCGGAACCAGCCCTTGTTGGGTCGTGTCGCAACGCCTTTGTCCCACGGGACGATACCGCGATAGACCCAGCCAGCGACCTGAATCGCATCGACAATTACCGGCAGGTTTCGCCAGTCGATGAAGCACAAGATCGCGCCGCCGCGTCGCGTGATACGATGGCACTGCGCCATCCAATCGGAGCACCAGAACATCAGCGAGCGCTGATCGCGGTTGTCGCCACTGAACTCCGGATATTCTCTAAGGGTGCCGGTGAGGACGTATTTGGTCGTCGTAGCATTGTTGCGGTCTGAGCGCATTGCACCGCCGCTGGAATACGGCGGGTCCGTGACCACCGCGTCCACTTTCGGCAGGTTTGGCAGGATCTCCCGGCAATCGCCGAGCCAGATTTCAACCCCTTCCGCCAAGACTTCCTTACGCGGCATAGCTCACTATTCTTGCGGCTTCACCGGCGGCACGTGCCCCGGCCATCCGGGCGGCGGCGCCAGCTCGAAGCCCTGCGTCTTGACCGCGGCGTCATACTCCTCTTGCCGCTTCTTCTCGACATCGACAGCCGCAGCCGCGATGCGCTCCTCTTCACTCTTCGCCTCGGCGAGCATCGCGAGATAGAGGTCCGGGCACGCGCCGATCGCCTCCATCATCATCTGCTTGCCGATGTTCTCCTGGCCCAACTGGAAGAACGTCGTGTGCGGATCACCGGGCGAAAACGGCGTCGCGTAGATGTGGCACTTCGCGAGCTGCCGATGAAACCAGGCGCGGCCGTTTTTGTGCGAGAGCAGCCGCCTGACGGTCTCCGCATCCTCCCGCTGCCAGCGCGCCTGGTCGCGCCGGGCATTGTTCTCGGCGACGGGGTCGGACGCGTCGTAGTCAGGCGAGGGGGCGTCAGTCACGCGGCTTCCTTGTCGCCGATCAATTCGCGCATCCGATCAATGGCCGTGCCCACGTCGTTGCACGGCTCGCTCACGACACCGTCGTCGGCGTGGCTGTACTTCAGCGCGCCATCGACGAGGACGGCGGCGATCTGGTCGTTGCGCATGATGACGTAGGGGACGCCGCCCGGCGGTACGAACCTCGGCGCCCTGGCAACCAGCGCGCCATCGCGAGCCGTGAGGATCTCTCCCGGCCAGATCCGACGCGCCAGATATTCCGCTACGTCAGACACGTTTCGACGGCCTTGGTCTTGAGTTCCTGCTCCAGCGCTTCCGCCTTCGCGGCCTGCCCTTTCTGATAGGGCATCCATTCGGCATAGCCGCTGTTGTCGGGAAGGACGTCGTCGTCCTGCAGTAGCCTCACGCTGGACCGCGTGAAGTAGACACCGTCATGGTCGTAGACCACGAGATTCACCAGCCGATCATTCCAGACGTAGGCGACCATCGCGTGACACGGCTGCTCGGTATCGTGCTGAACAGCGCGGCACTCTTCGACGTCATACTGGCTCGGCCGATACCAAACCATACGCCCCACCGTCGGCTTAATGATCATTCTGCCCTCCATCCTCGCGCTTCATCAGCGCCCATTCGTTGAACACCTTCACCATCTCGTAGTGGGCTTCGTAGCCGGTCAGGATCAGCCACTCCATGAAGCCCGGCAGACCGCGCGCGCTCGCGAGGTAGCGATCCAGCTCGATCGCTAAGGGCTTCACGCGCTCGGCGATCGCCGGCAGCTGGTCGCCGAAGTAGCGCTCGCTGTGGGCATAGTCCCGCGCCCGGTCGGGCACGGCGGCCAGCGCCCGCTGCATCTTCCCCCGCAGTGACACTGGCACGCCGTCCATCAGTGCCTTGCGGAACGCCTGGTCGACGTTGGTGTCGATCCAAGTGACGCCCGCCGACTGAACAACCTTGAAGGGGACTCCCGACACTACCTGGCCTCCATCGCCGCCCGGCCCGCCACGCCCTGGATCTGACTAGGAACAGGGGAATCCGCCTAGGATACGAATTCACCGGGGGCGATGGAGCGGTGAAACCGCCGACCTAATCCTTGATCTCGTGCTCGCCTGTCGGCGCGTGATGCAGCTCGACGTGCTCGCCGTCAGTGAGGACGCCGGCGTGGCTAACATCGACGCCTTCGGCTTGCACTGCCTGCACGAGTTCGTGGGCAAGCTGACGAATGCGTGGGCTATGACCGTGGGCATGAACCGTGATGATGTGATGAGGGCCGTGTTTGGCAGTCATTGCTGCTCTCCTGTTGTGCGGCGAATTCGGCCGCCGCCATGCCGATACGCTCCGCCTCTCGCGGATGCGCATCCTCGATATGCCCGGCGAGCCGGGCAAAAGCCTTGTCGGGATTCACCTTCCGGCCCCACTTGCGGACCGTCCAGGCGCAGAACCTGCACTTGATGTAATTGTGAGACACACGGGCCCGGGCCATCGCGTTACAGAACGAACAGCCCGCCGTTGCGCTCGGCCGCGTGGCGAACCTGCTGGGGCTGCCAGTCGGTCCGCCGGCAGGCGCGGTAAACATCGACGTAGCCGTAGGCGTTGACCAGCGCGCGCCAGGCTGGCGGCATTCGGTCAATAGCATCCATGATCGGCATGGCAGCGCGCTTTGCGTAATCTTCGGACGCCATTTCGGCGCGCTTAGCGGTGAAGCCGGCGGTGTTCGAATTGCTGAGGCAGCGCATCAGGCGGCGTCGGGTATTTTCCACCAATCGGGCGGCGGCAACTTCGCCCGTACCTGCGTTCCGATCGGAAGGTCCTCGGGCAATTCGTCGAGAATGGCGATACGTGTCACGTACTGCCAATCATGCGGCCCCAGCGATACATCCCACTTGAAATAGCTGGTGTATCGCTCAAACTCCAAGCTTGGCTGCGGCAGCGCCGTCGCCGCCTCGGCGATCGCCGGCAGCGCCGGCGCGACGGCAGCCGAGGCGAGCAGCCCGCGCAGGAAACCCCGCCGTGTCGTCGCCATCAGGCTGCCTCGAACAAGTGACGGATCGCCTCCAGGTCGCTCACGCCATACGGCGCAAGGTACTGCACTTCCTGGATTTGGCCGTTGACGCTCTCTCTAAGTGTCCGACGCGTGTAGATCGTCGTAGATGGCAGGTCGCCGACGGCCTCCATCACTGCTCCACATACCCGGTCGGCAACAGCAGCGGGTTCGGCGTGCGCATCCTCTTCGGATTGCGGATCCTGCGCACCAGGTCCTCCAGCTGATACGCCACCCGCGACCACACGAAGTCGATCCGGAAGCACGTCGCGAGCTGGCGCGCGCCGCCGGCGGCCTGCGTCAGCCCCTCGACAAGCTGGTCTCGCGCTGCGCGGAATGCCATCGGCTCGCCGCGCACCTGCTCCGTCGGAGAGGCGCGGGACGGATCCTCGATGCCAGCGTGCTGCATGCACATGCGGCGGCACTGGTCGATCATGAGCGCCAGCCGGCGGCGGTTGTCCACGCCTTCGTGCGTCAGCTCCCGCGCGGCGAGGTGCATGCACGCCGTTGCGGCGCTCTTCAGCCCCTCGATGACGCGCTCATAGGACTGCCGCTCGATCATCAGCGCGCCCTGGCGCACCGGATCGCCGTTGCGATCGACGGCGATGCCGGGGCCCTGGTCGTCGTCGTTGGGGGGGAGCGCGTCGGTCATGATAGCTTCCTCGACGGCGCACAGGCCAGCGCCATCTTCATGGCTGCAGCGCCGTCTTTTATCGCTGTGCGGGCGGCGTCGAGTCGCTGCATGGCCTTGCGCAGATCGGCCACTCGGTCGAGTAATCCTGCCTCCGAAGGTGTGACAACAGCTTTTGCCGCAGCCTCCATATCGCGCAGCGCAGCCACGAATTCATCGCCCTCGCGACGATATCGTTCGGCAGCTTCGCTCATGCGAACGAGTCCAGCACGCCGAGCGCCTGCACCAGGATGCGGCGCTGGGATTCGACCATGGGTTGGTGTTCCAGCAGCGCGCGGAGATGCGAATGGGCAAGCACACGCGCCGCCTCGGTGTCGAAATCGCCGAGCCTTTTCCCATATTCGCGAGGCCCTGCTGGCAGCGCCGATACCGGCTTCTCCAGCGGCAGCGGATCGCCAGGCCGCGGCCCCACCCAATGCCCACGCGCTGGCATCTCGACATGGCGGGAAGACTGATCGCCCAACATGCCACGGCCGTCGTGCTGCTGTTCCGGCCGCAGGTGGTTGTGCGTCTCGCCGTCCGGTCCCATCAAGGCCATTCTGTCTCTCCTTCTGCGCTCCTCAAGCCAGTGCTCGGCCGAGACGCGTCCGTATCCGTCGATCACTGCGGCAGCCCCGTCGCGCCTGGCGCGGCGCCGCCCTGGCCCGCCATGATCTGCAACGCGTTGAGCGCGCCGCCGGTGTCGATCTCGCTGGCCGTCTTCGCAGCGCCCGCTACAGCAGGCGCGGTATGCGTCAGCATCTGCGCCGCTTCCGCTTTTCGCTGCGCGTCCTGCATCGCCTTCGCCCGTGCGGCGCGGATCTTCGCGATCTCTTCGTCCCCGCGCACGCATTCCTTGGGGAAGTTCGACCGGTCGAGATACCGCTTCACCGTCTTGTCGATGTCGATGTTGTCCTCCGGATGCTCGTCCGGATATTCCTTCTTGAGATTCGTGACGACAGTGAGCGAGCGTTCCATCACCGCCGTTTCGGCGGCGCGCTGGGCGACGCGGATCATCGAGTCGAACTCGATCTCCAGCGGAATGCCGAGGAGCGAGCGCGGCTTGGGCGCCAGCAGCCGGCGCCGTCCCATGATCTCGGTCACGCGGCGGATGTCGTCGGCGAGCTCCTGCTCGACGTTCTCGACGACTGGTCCAAGTCGCTGCAGCTTCTCGCCGCGGCGCTCGGCGATCTCCATCTCGTTGCGAGGCTGCACGCCCTCGATGTTGTCCATCATCTGGAAGGCGTCGTTGAAGAACCATTTCTCGACGCGCTTTTCGATCTTCTCGATCAGCATCGTCATGTGCTCGACGTCGAACCGGACGTCGTAAATGGATTTCA